ACATTATGCGCACCAATATGGGATCAGAAGGAATCTGGCTGGAATCGTTGACACTGGCCGTCAACTGGTTACTATCGACAATGATTCAAAATTATCCGTTTCTCCAAACGAATCAGAATCAAATGCCTGTCAGCAGTAAGTGAACGGCCTGACCTCACCAATCAGGCCTGTTCATCCAGTTGCAGTTGGTAAATCTGTACCTGATACATGAAAACTTCCCCAGCGCTAAAGACACCAATTCCAGACAAGATGAACACTGCCGCGCCGAATCAGCCATAACACTCAAAATGAAAACTGTACGGCTTGGCCAACCCCGGACAGCAACAAAACGAGTTTTGTCACTGACCGGCGTTTACGATAACTTCGTAAGTATTAAATTTTAGCGGCTAAAAAGTTCACCACCACCATGCAAACGGCTTGTTACTGACAGGAAATGCTATACCGTCAGCATCACGACCATGCAAGACCTGATTAAGAAGCTTTCTGACTTCACGGCGTTCCGGTCGGGTCAACATCATATTACGATACCAGGACGGCGATTTATCAAACCATCTGGAACAACTGGTAAAGTGTGAACCAACACGTCGATAAGACTTCAGATGACCACTGGGAAGGCGGTCGCGTACCCTGCTTTTTACAGACATAAAAACCTCTAAGTAATTGAATCACCTAGAAGATGTCTTTCTGTTCATATCCTGTCAGTTTTAAGGCCATATAGAGGCTCCGTGGTGAGACGTAAAATCCGGCTCTTGCTGGGGCCGTACCGGGGCTTAACGCACCCGCCACGGCCCCATCAAAGCGCGCGAATAATATGAGCGGTCAGCAGGACATACATAATACGTTGCTCATTACTGTCAGCTTTACTCCTGAAAAGCCAGCCAATCACCGGAATTTTACTGATAAACGGTACAGAACGGTCAGCATTGCTGGATGATGAATCAATCAGCCCACCGAGTAAGAGCGTCTGGCCATCCTTAATCTGAACTGTAGTCTGTATCTGACGTTGGTTCGTAATAATATCAGATGCCTGATCATCGTTGCTGATGGAATCAGCGCGGGTATCAATAGTAAGTACAAGCTGGCCGTTCCCCATAACAACAGGCGTCACCTTCAGAGATACGCCAACATCATGACGCTCAATGGTCTGAAACGGATTATTTACCCCGGCAGATTCACCCGTAACTTTACCCGTGATAAAGGGTACATTTTTACCAACAGAAATATAGCCTGTCTGACCAGACTGAGTAAGAATCCGAGGCGTTGAAATCACCTTAGACCGGGAGTTACTCTGCACCGCACGCAGGGATACGGCCAGAACATTACCATCAAAAATGCCAAAAGAGCCGCCTGCAGTCGACAACGCGCTACCCAACGCTGAAGTATTAAAACCCCCTGCTACTTTATGCCCGGATGCAGAACCGGCTGCAAACGACAAATCAACACCATCCGACAGACTGGTTTCAAACATCAGCGACTGAATCAAAACCTGATCGCGGGCAACATCCACTGAATTGATGAAATCGGAAAGGACGGGAAGCAGCTCGTCAGGTGCGGAAACAATCAGGGAGTTATTGCCTGGATAATCCACAACATTACCACCGCCATTAGAATCCAGATAAATTTTAACCAGTTGTTGAACATCAGACGATCTTACTTTTGTCAGCTTAAAATTTCTGACAGTAAACACCACTGGCGCTGACTGATAAGATGGCTCAGACGGGAAAGAGTCATAAGGCCGAATATCAGCATCATCAAGGTCTGACGCCATCTGTGATGGTAATTTTGACGGCAAAGAGACTACCGCAGGATTGCCGGAAAGCATGACAAATCCGTTAGCATTCAGTACAGATTTAAAGAAATTATCAATATTTGTGGGATTAACATCAGCATTAAATACCGTTACGGCTCCTTTAACATCAGGGTTAACAATAACGGGCTTGCCAGTTTTTGATGAATACCACTGGACAAATGAGCGAACGGATGAATTATTAAGATTAACAGTCTCAGCAGAAACGCAAAAAGAATAAGTGAATAAGATAGCAATGAAAAATAAACGCATAACAATATTACTCCTGGCAGGTGACGTTTTGTAAATAACGGCCTTTTCTGATAACAATTCGGCAGGCATCTTTAATATCAACGGAATAACCATCTTTAATTAAATCAAAATACTGGTATTTCATACCCTTAGCATCAACAAACGTAACGGAAACATCAAAACCAAGCTGAGAGAAAGAGTTAATAGAGAGTCTTGGTAAATCGCCGGCACTATCAGGTATTGCCGCCCTCACCTGTTCAGCATGAGCAGATTTAACAGCCGAGAGTTCATCAGCACTCTTACCAGATTGTAACCAGAAACCAAGTCCAAGCCCCAGCGCCAGAAAAGAAAGCATTAATATAAGACGGTTCGATTTGCGAAAATAAATTTTAGTGAGACGCATATAATAATTAATCCCTCTGTGAACAGAAAACTGACCGTGTGTGATAAATGGTGGCAAAATCGAAAATGCGCCGTGAGGATAGTTATCTGTGAAAGTTTGTTTGGTATTGTAAGCAGAGTAAAGAGATTTACCGGTATATATCCATTTATCAACAGTGATTGAATTAACATTATCACCATATTTAACAATACCAAAGTGTACCTTTGGCAAGGAAAATCGCGCCCCTGAAACTAAATTTATAATGGAGCCAATAAAAGGGATGTTTAATTTATCAGAGCGGCGACAATACACAACATGTTCAGCAAGCGCCAGACGCGCTTGCTTATCCATAATAGAAATATCCTGAATCAAAAATATAATATCCCAGCCTAATTTACGGGCATGTAAAAACCAGTCAATAACCGGCTGTCTGTCTTTATCGCCCCATGAACGGGAATTAAACCAAGTACCACATTCATCAAGCACGAGAAGGCCATTGCGGGATTCATCGTAAGATGTATTTCCAATACCAATAGCCAGTAAATCATTTAATGAAGGCTTGTCAGGAACGCGAATAACGCGCGTTTTTTTCGCATAACGTCCTACCATTGGCATATTATGCAATTTAAGGTCTAGGTTAGTGGCAACAGGACAACCCTTAGCAAGTCTTTCCTGTATTTTGGAAACACTAACCAATGTCTTACCTGAGCCTAATTTACCTGTTACTACATGAACAGCCATTTAAATCACCCTGTTTGCATAATCAAGGAATTTTTTCTTTAAATCGAAAACAAAAACACTGATGCGAGTAACCATAATAACGTTAATACAGGCTTGAAAATGGTCAGGTAATACAGAGGACATTAAATGTGAAAAATCAGCAGGTAAACCGTTATACATGACCCCTGCAAGATATTGCATTAAAAGCGTAACAGTTGTTGTAATTAAAGCGATCAATGCAACCGCTATTAAACCTGTTTTGGTCGCAAGACGGGCTAAAAAACTCGCCATATAACCAATAAATAAAGGGACAAGACCGATAAGAAAACGTAACAATGCTGGGATACCTAATAATAAAGGCATTATTCCCCCCCTTTACGAAGCAATGAAGTTAAAGACGTAAAGACATACCAGAATGTTAAACAATAAAAAACCCAAGAAAGCGCATTTTTAATGGTTAATAATTTATCGCAACCAATGTCAATCTGGTAAACCTCCCCTGCAAAAATGATAAAATCAGAACAACCATTACCATTGGGTAAATTGGGCAACATAGCACCTTTATTTAAAAAAGCCTCCCATAACGCGCCATGAGAATCCTTTGCAATTCCTAATTCAGATTCAGCTAAAGTGGAAGCGCTATCTAACTCAGAATCCCCCTTCCCATAACGAGAATCACCTCCAGAAGGATCAGCAAAACGTCCGGCTCCGCGAGTAAGGTTATTTATAGAGTCACCAAGACGATTTAAATTATTTTTAGCCTGTTCATCAGCCGACTTTTTATCATCAGATGAGGTGTCTTTTTCTGTTAACTTATCATGAATCTCACTGGCAATTTTAGGTGAAGCACCTTCGATAGCTGACTGAATATCTCCTTTGGTAATACTTGAGCCATTACCACCGCCAGAACCGCCACTTGGGTTACCACCGCCTGTATCACCTCCTCCAGTATCACCACCACCCGTATCCCCGCCTCCAGTATCACCGCCATCGCCAGCAGGAGAAGAAGGCTTATCTGAAGGGTCGGCTACAGTTCCGGTAGGCTTCCATGTCGCAGCACAAACAGTGCCATCACTCTGGCAAACAATGACGCCAGTGGCCTCATATTCACAACCGTTATAATAAATATAACGATCGCCGTCATAAGAATAGACATTATTGAATACACCTTCTTCGGGGGGTTTAGCTTCACAAATCTCTTCAGGCGTAGGCTCGGAAGGTTTTTCATCAGGAATGGATCGTTGAATATCACCAATAATATAAGCGGTTAAAGTCCAGTATTTATCTTTCTGGCCTGGAGAGTCGCTGTAAGTACAAGCGTCAGAAAACACAAGACGGAATTCAGAGTTAGGCCATACTCCCTCATAAGTTGGTTTAACCTGAGTAAAAACACCCTGAGCACTGTCTTTAGCCCCCTGACAGGCAGAAGCCTGCATCGCTGCATCAATATAATAAACAGTTTGTTTAGTGCCATCTTGGTTGGTTATTTGCTTACTTTCAGCATATGCAGAGCTTTGAAAAGTAGATTTAGTAATGCTTTCCCATGAATCAGCATATGAAAAAGAAGAAATAAGAATAGAGGAAATAATTAATATTTTCCTTTTCATAATAACCCGCTTTAATAAAGGGGCAGCGAATGCCCCTAAGTGAATTTTAAACTGCTTTGGAAGCGAATTTTTTAAAAATACGAATGGCAAGGCCTGCACCAACCACAGCAACAACGACAGGCCATACTTTACCAATAAGATCATTTGCCTGAGTCAGTAATGCATCCATTGCCTGACCTGCATAATCAGTACCGCCTGTAGCCCCATCTGCCGCAAAAGAACTCGCAGAAACAAAAAGCGCTGTTGAAGCTACTGCAATTTTAGATTTAACAAAAGACAAAACTTTCATATAAATAACTCCATTAAGGTTACATTAAGCGGTCAGAAAATGATTTAAATGAACCGACCGCGTAGAAAAGGGCAAAACCAAAGGTATAAGCCCCGAAGAAATAAGCTATATACATTAACGGAAAACTCCCGCTGTAATTGCGCCGAGGCCAAATGAGATAACAATGCCTGACGCTATTAATATTTGTATAACATCAACCATATTTAAACTTTTATTTCAGTGATTCCACCGTCAGATGAAATGTTATAAGTTACCCCTTCCCTACCTTCCATTGACCATACACGAACATAAACGGGGATCTGAACTAACTTTCCGATAAAGCTATTAGCCTGATTCATTACGCCGGAATTCACCAGAGCTTGTGATACACGGATAATGATCTGGTCTTGCTTGGTGCCACCAAAGCCATCAGGGATCTCTAAGCCAATACCAATTTCATTATAATAACCTTGCCCATTAATTTTATTACGCTGACGAGCACCAAGCATCTTACCTTTTACGAAAAGACCATAATTAGACATATCACTCTCCTTTAATGCCAGCTACTGGCATGTGAAATACGGTTATAATCGAAAATTAAACCTTTCTCATAAACCCATGATGGAATTTTGGCTGGTTTAGCCTCAAGTGTTCTTACTAATGGAATAACATTATTTGAATCAGGGGCTTCACAATAAAAATTAATATCTATACCAAAAGACAGTAATTCTTTACGATGCCTGTAAAATGTTGGCTTTGGAAGCATTTCTTTCATATTTGCGCCCTGCTTCCATAACAAATATGTAGACTGTATTTTTCTTGGGAGATTAATTATCTTTTCATCAGTTAATATAGTGTTTTGATTCATTTCTATTCTCCCTACATAGTCAGAGAATACTTTATTAGGCGTCTCAATATTCCAGTTTTTACCAAGCGTAAGATTCAAATCAATTAATTCAGTTGTTCTTAATGTTAATTCAATACGTAATTTATCTTTTGACCAATCCAGTAAACCAGCGTTAACAAATTCATCTGCTATCTGGTGCCCTTTTTTTCCAGATGTATGCTCATCATATTTAGAGTAAAATTTCAGGCTCCAACGACGGGAGTTTTTTCCCAAATAGACCGTTCCCCCTTTGCCACAGGCGCGACCATGACGAGTTTTTGCTTTAAACTCTGCGGCATAAAGCCATGCCCGCACATTTTCCAATGTTGACAATGAATACATGTAATTAATATCAACACGGGAAACCTTATATTGCCCTGTCATTACCTGACGATAGGACGGAAGGTCATGGGGAATATGAAGTAATGCCAGTATTCTCGCGTAAGCTGTCAATACCAGTCCTTGCAAATCGTCGGAACCAATAACCGAATGTCCCTGAAGAAATTTTGACGGATTACCATCAATATAAAGATGTGTTGCCCGGCCTTCGCCATCGGATCCAACTGATCTTACTTTCATTGTAGATTCGTACGAACCGCGAACAGTCAACCGTTTTACTGTTTCCCACTCCACTGCACCATCAGCATCAACGCTGACGACACTACCAGCCGGTAACGGTTGGTGCGTGCAAGGCAGGATTCCAGTAAACCAGTCGATCATAAGTAGCCACACCCATCAAAATATGTGTCAATAGTCATTTATGAGCAAATTGAATGGTCACAATGTAATATGCTCAGTTCTGACAGTCAATACATTTGCAATGTTTAAATTGTCAGAAATGAGCATCAAATCTAACTATTGAAAAACCACTGTTAAGATGGAGCCAAGTAGATGGGCAACAATGAGCATGAAGATATGGCGGACAAGCAGAGAGCAGAACGTATCAAAAAGGTAATTCTGGAACACTCGACTTATGAAGAACTGGCCGAAAAAACCGGTATTAGCGTTAGCACACTGGTCAGAATAGCGTCCGGCAAAACTGAACCTAAATTCAGTGACATAATTCAGATAGCTAAAATTACTGGTGCAGACTTGAACACCCTTGCTTATGGCTATGCTATTGATGTTAAAGAAGAAGCTACTGAAAGGAAGTTAATCACTTCCGCAGACGGTTACACTGATGAAGAAACCACTAACGCCCACAATTTCATTGTGTGGAACATCAGAACACTGGATAAACAAGATATTCTGGCTCTCGCAAGGCAAGTTTCTGCATTAAGTTCATATACTTACAGTACGAAAATGTTTATGAAAAAAGTAGTGTCAGGCGAAGATTAAAGGGTTTAGCAGTCTCAGGAATGAGACTAACGTGCAGTATTACCTACACTGCACGTTCTTTATTGTGCGGATTTTGAACAGCAACAAAGGATCAAAAGGATGAGTAGAAATAACGAAACAAGCGGCGTTGAACTGGTTGTTGTAGGCGTATTTGCTTTCTGTCTGGCAGTTGTTGCCTGGCTAATGAAAACTTTCGATGTTGAATGGCAAACAGCACTGGAAACTGCGCCTGGCCTGATAGTCTGGCTGCTTGTTGTCGGTGCGGGGATCTTTTTCGGGATCAAAATGGAAACAGGTCTTGTTCGCTGGGGTGCTCCACTGGCGATCGCCCTTCTGATTCCGGTATTCAAACCAATTCTTAAGGAAGCTGCCGGAGTACGTGAAATGGGTGGGTTGGTTTTCGATGATATGGTTTCGTGGTACGGAACTGGCTGGGGAATGTCGTTGATGTTTTTCGGAATTCTTATCATTGGATACGGACTTCTTTATTGGTGGCACAGAAGAAACTCATATTACTGGTAACTCCACCGTGGAAAACGACTATAAAAGCGGTGTGATTTTCATCAACTCAGACATATTAATGGCATATCTTTGAGGATTATAAATTGGCTATATTCGAATTATTTTCAAAAAGACAAAAAAAATTAAGAGGTGAAGTAGCTGATGTTTACCAATACACGAATATACCAAATGCATTTCGTGTTCAGGTTGTTCATATTGTAAGAGATACTATCGGTGAAGATAGTGACTATGAAACGGAAGCAAGTAAGCTTTACAGACTCGTTCATAAAACGCTGTGTAAGGAATATGGTGTATTCTCTCTCAAACAGTATCCTGAATCGAATTTCGGGGCAATTTTTGACTATTTCCTAGCTGAGAGAGATCATGAAAAATGCTTGGATATCATTGAGATATGTTTCAAACTGATAGACGGGTATATAAGATCAAATGAGTGGAAATTCAGAGGGTCAGTAAAGCAAAGTCCTGATGATGCTATTGAAGAACTTAATATCAGGTTTAAAGAAGCAGGTCTTGGATATCAATTTGAGTCAGGAGAGTTGGTTAAAGTTGACTCACAATTCATTCATTCTGATGTTGTAAAGCCTACGCTTCAGATTCTTGGTAAGAACAAGAGTTATAACGGAGCAAACGATGAGTTTTTATCCGCCCATGAGCATTATAGACATCAGCGATATAAAGAATGTTTAAATGATTGCCTCAAATCTTTTGAAAGTCTAATGAAAGCCATACATAAAAAACATTCTTGGCAATTTAATGATACTGACACAGCTAAAAAATTAATTAACAGTTGTTTGGCAAATAATTTAGTACCTGAATACCTCCAGAATCAATTTTCTTCAATAAGAATTCTACTTGAGAGTGGTATTCCAACCATTCGAAATAAAGAAGGTGGACATGGACAAGGGGCAGAAATAACAAAAGTTCCTGAGTATTTAGCGAGTTATACCCTTCATTTAACCGCTACTAATCTGCTGTTTTTGGCTAAATGCGAAGAGAGTTATACGAAAAAGTAGCTATTGGTTCGCACAATGACGTTATGCTAAAGAGGCCGCTGCGGGATTCGATTTTCGCAGCGGCCTTTTCAACATAACGCGTTGACATTATGCGCACCAA